TCCAGATCACCAGTTGGGATGCGGAACACGTCACCGTCGTTGATTGCTTTGGAAGTGGTCAACGCGGAATGCACAATCATATCACCGCCAGACGATGCAGTCATAACGCCAATGTGCGTGATTGTACCCCAGTTGCCACCAGACGCCGCAGGGAACTCAACAGCAGCAGAGTTTGTTGCTGTGTCGCCAGTTACAGAAAACGTAACCGCAGTGCGTGCATAACCTGTTCCTGTTGATACTTCCGTACCCGCAGAGCCAGTGTCTGTTGGATCAGAGGTGAAAAGTGCAACATACCAAGCTGTAGGACGTGTTACGCTTGTGCTTGTGAACACATAATCCATAACGTGATTTTCGTAGGTATTTGTAAAAGACATGGATTTCTCCGTTAGATATATCTAGGTGAACCATACACCATTTTATTAAGAATAACTAGTGATGCGCATGCGAGGCGCTGTGACCGAGAACCTCGTGTCATCAGATGCCTTTTGCAGCGACCCCAGTCCGTTTTGGTAGAGCCCCGACCAAACCTGTATCCGATTGTCGTCTAGCAAGTAGGGGGCGGCCTGTAAGAGCGCGCCGTACAAGTAGACGTCGGGGTCTGACTGGAGTAGCCAGTTATATGTGTTGCTGTCGCTCAGCGCAGGGATCTCCTGATAGTATGTGAGCTGCATCCCATATTCCGCATCCGGCGTTGGGAACACTTCGATGGCCTCGCCGATGTGCGTGTAGAACTTAGGACGCCCAGCCTGATCGCGGTTTTCCTCGCGATACTCGAGCATGTCATCAACGCTGATGGCTTGCAGGCGGAACGTGTTACCAGATGTAATTGCGAAGCGCATTGTCTCGAGCCAGTCGGCCGGCAACTGCACATAGCGGCTGTCAAGCGTGGCGTCGACGCGCTCAATCATCTTGTAGTGGCGCAGCTTGCGATTGATGTCTGTTTCAGCAAGCGTGATGAAATCAGGTATAACAGATGTTAAGTCATCCCGATTTAGCCAATTTGCTATTGCTGTTTTTAGCTCTGAGTATGTTGTTATAGCCATTATAAGCCTCCGTAACCCATCAGACCGCCAAAGCGCTCATTGCGTTTTTCTTTCTGCTCTTGCAGGTATTCTAATACACCCATTAGTGGCATTGCGCCAAGTGCTGCAAATGTGGGTAGACCCGCCCTTTTAATCTGATCTTTTATCTCTGGTCTAAGCCAAATCCCTTGCGCTTTTATTGGGCTGTCGCCGTAAGCCTCGCCCTCTAAGCGTATGGGGCCAATGCCTACGTCAATGTTATTCTGCTTTAAAATTTTCTTTAGACGATTTGGAACGTCACGGCGGTAAAAGTCTATCGTACCCTGCTTGGGGCTTGATGTTCCACCCACTTTACCGATAGCATATTCACTATACGGAAGTGCAAAGTAATCAACTGATGGATCATTTACGGCCTCAATCAATTCGCTACGCAAAGCGTAGTCTAACCACTGATTTTGCGAACCCATCACTGGCCCACCAACGCCGCTAAACATTTTGTTCTCTAGTTCTGGGTTGTCTTCTATGAAGAACCGTTCTTGATCTGCTGATGTACGGGCGTAGGCTTTTGACCTATTAAGGTTGTTTGCTCTTTCTATGATTTGCGGCATCAAGATTTGCGCGGTTATTGGATTGTCTTGCGGCAAGATGTCTGGGTTTTCAAGCAAAGCCCGCGTTAGTTTGTGATCGCTTTGACCAATGTTTCTTTGAATATCAGGTGTCACCATTAAGCCTTCAATTTGGCTCAATTGATCTGCGCTTAAGTCCGATACTTTGCTTGGCATCGGAGTTTGCCCAGAATTAACCATCCGCGCATTATGGTCATCAAGCACTGCTTGCTTGTAAATAATATTGTAAATTTGCTGTTGCGCACCCACGCCATTTTGAAGGACAGATGGTTGGGAAGTCCGAATATCTTCCACAGTTTGTCGTATAGCTTGCTCGTTTGTGGTCGCCGCCATGTTAAAGCGATTGCTGTCGCTCATCAGAGAATTACCAAGCGCGTCATAGTCTTTTAACTTCATTCCCTCGGCATATGAAAGCAAGCTATCTTTTTTAAGGTTTTGCTGCGCGTCTGATTGTATCTCACCTACATAATAAGCGCGTTGTTGACCGCCTGTGTTGCTAAGTGGCAGAATGCCTGTGCGGGTATGAAACTGCGCGAAATCATCATCTTCGCCAAAATGGCTTGCACCCGTCACTCTTTCTGGCGGGAAGCTATCATCCTCTGGCTCAAACTTATATATATTCTCACGATAATCAGACGCGCCTGATGGAAAGTAGTCAGCGCCATACTGCGTTTCATCTTCGTAAAATGCATCGGCCTCATCTAAGCCAAGATTTTCCCGCAATTCATCAAAGTCCATGTTGTAGCGGGCATTTTCATCTAAACTATCTCTCGCTAAAGCCTCTGCGCCCTCTGCTGGCGTGTTGTAGCCGCCCAGCGCGTCTGCCAAAGCCGCTTCTTCATTGGAAAACAACTCTTGCATGTCGCTGATCCAGTAGCCCTCGTAATCTGTAAGGAAATCATCTAACTGGTCTTCATCATATCCTTCATATGCAGCTACATCTATAAGTTCATCTTCATCCAAGTCTGTTATAGGGCGGTATTCGTCGTTTAGTCGCTCTGGGCCGTACTCCGTCAAATAGTAATATGCTTCGTCTTCAAGATTTTGCTCTACATATTGATCTATCATTTCGTCATGGCTGGGCGGTTCTGCGCCAATTGTGCCGTAGCTCTCGCGCACTTGGCGATCAAGCCGTGGGTCTGATGCTGTCAACCACTTTACAATCTGATCTTTTGTAACCGTGTCGTCGGGCTTAAAGCGCTCATCAAGACCTGACCATTCTAGTTCATTTGCCTTTGCGCCACCTTTCAACAGCATAGCTCGCATCTGTTTGTAGGTGCCTTTGTTTTGCTTTAGGTTCTCTGCTGCGCGTAGAGATGGGCTATACAGTTCTGCACGGGCAGGCACGACATCTAACGGTGGGCCACCGTTGTCTCCAATACCAGCTGCGCCAACAGACTGCGGTGTACCGCCACGTTGAAACGCCTCTAACACCCCACGCGGATCGCCCTCTGCCACAGAACGTGCAGCATAAGTAGCATCTGAAATTAGACCACGCGCATTCTCTGCCGCATTATCAACAGACATACCAAAGGTTTCTGCTAGACCAGCAGGCGCAGCCAAGTAACCCATGCGCACCAGTGCAGCAGGCGCAAGCGTCATTGCCATCTCTAAACCCATATCTACAGCCGCACGTTTACGCGCCTCTGCTGTTTGCTGTGGATCAAAGACAACTGAGGCATCTTGCATTGCCCCACCGATTGCAGCAACGGGGTTTGCTTCTGCTATGAACTCTGTGGCTGGACGCAGGTTAGGTGGCACAAACCGCTCAAGGTTCAAACTGTCAACATAGCTGTCCAACATCTTGCGGCGCTCTTGACCGCCCATGCTTAGAAAATCAATGAGGTTCATTTGCCACGGTTCCTCAGATAGTCAACCAAACTCATCAGTGCGCTTGTTCTGCGTACTGGGTTCATTGTTACGCCCTGCATTGCAGCACCGCCCAGTGACCGCATCATCTGACCGTAATCACCTCTGCTGTACGCCATATCTGCATCCATCAAGTCTTCTTGCGCGTTTTCATATGCTGCTGACGGGCTGTTCATGTAACGCATACGACCCATGCCAACCCCAGCGCGGGGGCCATAATCTGACATTGTATCACCGTAGATTGGACGCGCTGATAAACGTGCGTTTTCTATTTCATCAATCGCTCTTTGGATTGTGGCATCGCTGTACTTGTAACCCTCTGGGCCATCCTCACGCAACGCATAAGCGTTTTCTGCGTCATCTGTTAGCTGCACATAGCGTCTGCGTAATTCCAGTGTATCCATTACCACTTAACCTTATTAGCCCAGTATGCCGCGCTCATCTTGCCCTTGGCGATATTCTTGGCATGTCTTGCTTTGAATGATTTGGCGCGTTTAGTCATTGTCTTATCGCCTGTCTTGCCCTGCTGACCAAAGCGGAT